GGAGGGTTGTCGGTGTTCGTAGAGACGACATCGAACTTGATGCTGGCGTATTTAATTTTATGGTGGAGTACATTGGACTTTTGATTCCGACTCATGAGCAGCATTCCCTCAGTCCCACGACCTTGGAGGATGTGGCTGCTCGCCGTAAACGCCCGACGCAGAGAGCGGTCGACAGGCGGGAAGAGTTGGATGTCGTCACAAAGGTGCGTCCTGCGCCGTTCGTCAAAGCAGAAGCTTACGAAATGGGAGCGGACGATAAGGTGACGGACCCGCGTATGATAACGCCTGCTGGGTCAAAGTCCTGTCGAGAGTATGCTCGGTTTGTTCACGCCCTTGACCCTTTGTTCTCACGGATTCAGTTCGTGGGACCAGGTCACAGTCCGAGGGAGTTGGCAGACGAAGTGGTACGAATTTGCATGTTGTCCAAGGGTATCGCATTGACTGATTTTTCGCGCCTGGATGGGCGCATCAGTTTCGTTACGAGGTATCTCTGGCAGATGTTCATGATGACCGCTTTTGGGAGGTGTCACCACAAGGCATTACTCAAGTGTATCAGAGAAAATTTCATGCAGATGGCAAAGACTTCCGGTGGCATTGAGTATTGCACTGGTTGGGCGCGTTGGTCGGGATCCATGGAGACTACATGGGCCAACACGCTTGTCACTGGGTTTTTCGCGTTCATTGGGCTCAGGCATATGGGCTATGACGGGGAGACTGCGTTGGGCATGTTCAACGCCACTGGAGACGATCTGGTATGCGCCGATTTGACCGAGGCTGCCGCCACCTGGGCTGCCAAGAAGTTGAATCTTGTTGTCGAGTATTCCTGGGTGCCATTCGGCGGCCTCGGGGTGAACTATTTGAATCAATGGTTCGGGTATGGTGCCTTTTACGGCGACAACAACTCTATAAGTAGGGTTGACCGCGCTCTGCGCAAGTTCCACCTTGGTCCGCGATTGGTCGATGTGAGTGCCAATGACTATGCCGCGACCAAGGGTGCAGCCTACTTATTGAGTAATCCGGAGACGCCCATTCTCAGCGAGTATTGTCGGACCTTGGTGAAGTTCGGCAATAAGAAGGACATAAGTGTGGGAGCCTTCTTCGCGGAGAATTTTGACCGGGACGTGCAGTTTCCTAATTTTCGAGCAGATTGGCAGTACGAGTATCTTGATATGTGGATGCCTGAGTTTGACTACAACGCGTTCCGCGCTTGGATGTTGAACTGTGATGCCAAGACGGTGTTGATGGTCCCTTTGTGCATGGACAGCAAGTACAATGGACTGGCCAAGACGTGGATCAACGGCGACAGTGTTGTTCCGGCCGTCATCGAAAATTTGCCAATTGACGTTCATGAAAATGATTATTACGCAGACAGAGAGCGACGCGTTCGCATGCAAAGAATTGCTGACGCTCTATGTGCCGTGGACGCCTCAGTCGACGCGCCCCTTAGCCACGCTGAAACACGCTTGCAGCAGATCATGCGCGAGGCGGGAGGCGGTCTGCAACCTTATGATTTCGGAGGAGAGTATGATCCAGTCTTTAATTCTGGAGGGACCCCACAAGATTTGCGGTTTGTTGCCACGAAGCGAGCTTCTATTTACAACGAACCCCTCCCTACTGTCGCCGAAGACGTTGATTTTGTATCGCAGTATGCAGGTGCGTGTATTTCAACCGCCACTGTCGATGCCCCTTTCGATGTGCCCACCAATTGCACAGCCGTGGCAGCGCCTGTCAGCATCGGAGATGCTGACGGAGGGCACGCCGCGAGCGACAGTGTACCGGTGGTGCCGCGGAAGCACAGACGTAAGTGGTACTACAAGTGAGTAGTGCCCTGTCACCGCTCGTTAGCCCCGTGAGCGGTATAGAAATAGGCGGGAGCCTGCTTAGAACTTATTAGTTAGTGCTAGTGGTTTGGGCGTGGACGCACGCCATCGAAAACTACTAGAAAGTTCATGCCCAGAAAAGCGAATGCCCTCAATCGCACGAGGAAAGACTCCGCGCGAGAAGTCACAGAGAATGCTACAATTGCGGCCCACGCCGTTGCAGCCCAACCGATCTTCCGCGCACCCAAGCCCATGGCTCGTGATAAGGCCAAGAAGAAACTCACCAAACGAGGTGTTCTTGTGAATGGCAATGGCATGGGCGGAGAACTCGGGGACTATTTGTATGGCCTTGAGAATCCTTTTGATGCAATGGGCGTTCGTTGTCCAATCAATTACAACCCTGCGCCAAGTTTCATTCAGACCTCTGCGCGCACCACTGTGACGTACACTGGCTACTCCGTTGCCAACAATCAGTCGCGCACGTTCAACATTTACCCCGGGCACATGGAGATGGCTCAGGGCACTGGGTTTGCCACCTCGTTGAACGGGTCCCTTGATCCGCAGGCTTTTCACCATCCGGCTTTTCGCATTACCAATGATGGTGCTACCAATCCTCACATCATTGGTCCCATTGCCGGGTCTTACACCAATGCGAGTGCCATGACCACCCGACCATGCATTGGCACTGTCATTGGTAACGCGGCGGGTACTTACTCGTACGCGTTCAACAACGCGAGCATCCTCAATCCTACAACTATGGACTACGACGCACCTCTGCCTTACACTTACAGTGGTACCAATGGGCACGTGCGCTGGCAGTTGGTTTCATTGGGTTTGCGATTGCGGAATGTCACTCCTGAGTTGAATCGGGGTGGCAGCGTTGTCACTGTGGTTCCAAACACAGATTTGTCCACGCCCACCGGTTCCATTACTTCCTTGGCGATTTACCCGACCTTTCGCGATCATGGCGATGGATCTGACGGGGTTTACGTCAAGTGGATCCCGCGCGGCAGCGATTTGGCATTTTGGCACGACGTTTGTGCCCAGCCGGTGGGCGTACCGCTCATTGCTGATGCCGATTCGAACAATGTCGGTCTCATGGTTGTCTTGAACAACACGTCTGGCTATTCACAGGCGTACGACATTGAAGTCGTGTGTAATTGGCAATTGGCTGGGAATCTGATCAACACCATTGGTGCGCCAACAACGCATTTGCCAGCATTGAAGAATGTGGTGGAGCCTTTGATTTCGCATGCTCTTTCACACCCAAACCCTTCAACTGGCACTCCAATTGGCAAGACGTCCAACTTGTTCAGTAAGATGGGGGCAGCTATCATGAGCCATGATGCTGCTCATCCAGGTCCAACACTGACGGAGAAGCTTGGACACTTGGTTGGTTCCGGTGTCAAGACCGCGGTAGTGCATGTTGCGCATGCTGTGGGTCGTTCGCTGTTTTCACAGTGATTTGACGCCCGGCGGTTTTCTCGCCGCCTTATCAAATAAAACCGATACACGTGGCGTGGGGCCACTTAACCCACTCCTATCAAAGGAATAAAAAGTAATTAGCGCAGCTCGCCTGGAGCTTCTAGGTTGTATCACCTGGCGCCAAAGCACGGTTAAGCCAATGAGCCAAATGAACAATAGTGCGTTCTCATCTACC